AGGGGAGCCGCGGAACTTTCGCGGCTCCTCGGCCGCCAGGGGCGCGACCTCTCCAAGGTGCAGGACGAGAACGCCCAGCTGCGCGCGGCGCTGGTCGAGGCGCAGGCGGTCGGCGCCGGAATGGGGATGCCGCTGAACGACGCCCAGCGTGAGTGGGTCGAGGGCGCGGCGACCTCGGTCAACCCGGCCGCCTTCGTGCAACAGGCCGCCCATGAAGGCCAGTTCGAGCTTGCCCGCGCGGTCTGCCGCGAGTGGGCGCAGTCTGCGCCTTACGAAGCCCTCCGCGTCGGCCAGTGGCTCGATGCGACCGAGGCTCAGGTCTACCAGGCGGCGATGCAGCCGATGGCCTTCACGACCGACCAGATTCTCGAAGAGCTTGACAAGGCGATGCCCGAGATGCGTCCCTTCTACGGTCAGATGACCCAGGTCGTGCAACAACTAGGCGAAGGACACCCGCTTGTCTTGGAGTCGCGCTCGACCGATCCCGAGGAGGCGATGCGCGGGATGATCGGTCTGTACGAGATTGCGCGCGCCTCGACGGCGACCGTGCAGGGCGCCGAGGCCGACGTCAAGCGCCGCAGACGTAAGGAGGCTGACGACGAACGCTTGAAGGGTCAGGTATCGTCAGCGACGAACTCGCCCAGCCACGCGGAGACACCCCGGCAACGCATTCTCATGCCCGGCCTCACGCAAGAAGCGCTCGATACCGAGTTCGCAGCACAGACAGGCCGATAGCGAGCCCCCGCCCAGCCTAGGGCGGCGACACCCCGCAAGGCCGAAGCGACAACCGTCACTTCGTCTTGGGAGGCCGCATGGCCGGAACCGTCATCCAAGGGAACATCTCCACCGAGGAGCAGCTTGGTCCGTCCGCGGCCACTTCGGTCGAGGGCGAGAAGATCATCGACATGGACGAGAAAATCCGGATTCTTCGTCCGGACGAGTCTCAGTTCACGACGATGACCTCTCGCACCCCGACGCAGGTGGCCACGCGCGAGAAGGTCAACTGGCTCGAAGAGGAGGACTTCCCTCGTATCGTTACCAACACGTCGGCGCAGCTGGTCGGCGATACCTCCTTCCCGCTGACCGCGGGGCAGGGCGTCATCGTCCAGGCCAACGACCTCTTGCGCAACATGCGCACGGGCGAGGGGGCTCGCATCTCCTCGGTCGCGACCGACACGATCACCGTCGCCAGAGGCGTCGGCTCGATCGCCGCCGCGGCGATCAACGCCGGGGACTCGTGGCTCGTCGTCGGCGATGCCCAGCCGCAGGGCTCGGACTTCCCGGCGCCGCGCTACCTCCAGCGGGTGCTCGGGTTCAACTTCACCCAGATCACCCGCACGACCTGGGGCTTCACGGCGACCGACACGTCGATCAACAAGTTCGGCGGTCGTGAGCCCGCCAAGGAAGCGGTGCGCAAGGCGCGCGAGCACAAGCGCAAGTGGGAGCAGATCGGCTTCTTCGGGATGCGGTCATTCGCCGCGGCAGTCCCCCCGGAGAACGAGCCCCGCGGCACCGCTGGCGGTCTGGTCGAGTTCATCCAGACCTACAAATACAACGTGGGCGGCACGACGATGACGCCCAACGGCTTCGACAACTGGATCGCAGGTCCGATGGCCTACGGCTCCCAGAACAAGGTGCTCTTCGCAGCCCCGGCGGTCCTGCTCAACATGAGCAACTGGCTCCGCTCGGGGATGGGGCAGTATTACCAGCCCGCAGCCGGGGAGAGCATCTACGGCGTCCAGATCACGGCGTTCGTCTCTGGCGCCTTCGGCTACCGGCTGCCGGTCATCGTCAAGAAGGAGTGGTCGGAGTTTCCGGTGGCCAATGCTGGGTACGGCGGCTACGCCTTCCTGGTCGATATGGACTACGTGCTTCGCCGTCCTCTGCAAGACCGCGACACGAAGCTCCTGACCGACCAGCAGCCTCGGGGCAAGGACACCTACAACGCCGAGTATCTCTGCGAGGCGTCCTACGAAATCGCCCACCAGCGCTGCCACGGCTACCTCTACAACGTGGCCGTGCCGACGTAAAAGCTCGAAGACCGTCTCCGCTAACGGTCTTCGATCCGAGGGGCGCCGGGTAACTCTTCGTCGGACCCGGCGCCCCGACTTATTCCAAGGAGGTTTCGATGCGAGTGCTCGCCCGCTACGGGCGCTACAGCCAGCAGGTCCGGCCTCAGATGAGCGAGGCCTACGCGAACGGTGTCGTCAAGGTCACCCAGACGCCGCTCATCGCCGAGTTCCGCGAGGGGCTCATGACGCCCGAAGAGCGCGCTCTCTGCAAGCAGAGTTGGAGCTTCAACGGCTTCTACCAGGAACAGGACGAGGTCACGCCGGTCGAGCCCGACTACCGGCTCGGTCTATTCGACTCGCTCAAGGCTCAGGCCGAGAGCGGCTGGACAGACGACGAGCGCCGCCTGGTCGAGGAGGCGCTCATGCGCACGGCCGAGCGCGAGCCCAACTCGATCATCGTCGTCCACGAGGCGAAGCTCCTGCCGCCCTGGCCGACCTACGACGGCTTCATCGGCTCGGTCAACGACCTCTGCTCGAAGATCATCGAGGACGGCTTCACGCTCGAATCGGTGCTCGCCTACGAGGAGGAGAACCAGGACCGCCCGGAGATTGTCGCCGCGCTCAAGCAGCTGATCGCCGACGACGAGTTCACCGCGCCGCTCGCCGAGGTCGAGGTCGTTGGCTGAACGCTGGCGCCAGCCCGTCATCCCGCTCGCCGTCGATCAGGTCGAGCAGGGCATCTGGCTACCTGACGGCCGCATTCAGGGCGAAGTGCAGCTGACCCTGCGCGAGCACGACATCGAGCGGATGCGCGCGGGCTACGTCTGCGTCAAGTGCCTGGAGCCCCACGAGACCGCGTGGCCGGTGCGCTGCCAGGTCTGCGGCGCACCGATGCGCACCGAGCAGGCCGCCTACTTCGCCCGTGAGTTCGGCGGCGCGATCACCATGCCGACCCGTCCCTCCTGGGAAGAGGAACTCGGAGGTCTCGAAGAGCGACGTCGCAAGAAGGAGGAGAAGGAGCCATGAGGCACCAATGGATGCCCGCGGGTGGCGGGGGCGCGATTCTCGCGAACCTGTGGACGGGCGACCCGATGACGGTCGCTCTGCTCGATCCGGCCTTCGTCCCCAACTACGACACCCAGAAGGCCTGGGCAGACGTCTCCGCGCACGAGGTCGCGGGCACCGGCTACGCCGCTGGCGGCATCTTGCTCACGGGCAAGGCCGCGCCTTACGACACGGTCAACGACCTCTACAACCTCCAGGCGGCCAGCGTCGTCTGGGGACCTGGCGCGACCTTCAACGCTGGCTTCGCCCTCGTCTACGACAACAGCGGCACCAAGCCGCTCTGGAGCCTGGTCGATTTCCAGGGCACGAAGACGGTCTCGAACGGCACCTTCGAGATTGATTGGGCGGCGCTCGGCCTGCTCTCGGTCGCCGCCGTCGAAACGTGACCTACACCGACGCAGTCACCGGCCAGGCCGTTACCGGCCAGACGATCACGGGCAAGTGGTGGGGCTACCCGTCGCAGGCCGTTCTCGACCTCAACGCGAGCGCGCCCGGCGTCGTCATCACGAACGGTGCGGTCACCACTGTCTCTGTCGCCCAGGCCGTTCTCAACCTCGCCGCCTCTTTTCCGGCCACCCGGCAGAAGGTCACCGTCTCCGAGGCCGTGCTCGACCTGGCCGCCTCGCTGCCGACGCTCAAGCTCTCGGTGAAGCTCGCAGCGCCGCAGGCGCGCCTCAACCTCATCGCGGGCTCGGCCACGATTCTCTTCGCCGGACAGGTCTGGCTCTGGCCGAGCGATGTCGAAGACTTCAACCTCGTCGCGGCCGACTGCTCGACCGTGCCGCTTGTTCCCCTCACCTGCCGATAAGGAGGCTCGATGCCTGCGATCACTACCCCGAACGGGATGCAGTCCCCGATCGACGCAACCGAACTGACCTTCCAGGCCGGACACCCGCAGGGCTGGGAGTCCCAGGCTGGCGGCGTGCAGACGGCGACGGCGGGCTACGTCCACTGGAGCCAGGACCCGGTCGGCTTCTCGACCTGGAAGAAGGCTCGTTCCGACGCGAACCTGACCAAGACACCGCACTGAAAGGAGCCAGATGTCCAGCGTCACCGAAGAGACCAAGCAGTCCCTTCCTCCCGGCCACCCGCAGGCCGGGTACTCCGCGCCTGCGCACGACGCCGTGTTCGCCACGGGCACGGTGCCCGAGGTCGAGCAGGAGTGGTACGACGATCGTGTCGAGGCGGCCAACACTCTCAACGAGGAAATCGCCGAGCACGAGGACGACGTCGCCAAGGCCGAGGCCGAGCTTCCCGACGAGAAGGGCGAGAAGACAACGAGCAAGACCTCGAAGCCCAGCACGAGCGCCAGCACGTCTGCATCGTCCTCGGGCTCGTGACCGAGTGGTGGGAAGCCCCGTACAAGGGCGGTCCGATGATCGCCCTTCCGGGCTTCCCGCGACCGTTGTATCCGCCCGACGCCGCCGAGAAGGGCAAGACGCCCTCGGTCAAGGGGCTCGATGTCCAGGCCTACAAGCGCGTGGTCTGGCGGCTCGGCCGCTGGGCAGGTCCGGCCTCGGGCTTCGACAACGCCTTTTCCAACGGCTTCTCGCACGGCAAGGGCGGCAACGTCATCGACACGGGTGTTGCCGGGATGCAGCGCCAGGCGAAGATTGACGACACCGGCTGGATCGGGAAAGAGACGTTCAACTTCATGCGCTCGGTCAAGATTCCCGAGGGGGCGCCGAACGGCCACGGCGGCGAGTACGCGATGGACGCCTACGCCCAGAGCCTCCTCGTCCAGGCCTGGGAGGAGTTCGGCGGCAAGGAGCCTCCACCGCCCCCGACGAGTTCACTGCGCGAGCAGGCGCTCGCGAAGGCGATCACGCAGTTGGGTGTCAAGGAGTCGCCGCCCGACTCGAACGTCACGCCCTATACGCAGTGGTACGGGATGGCGGGTCCGTGGTGCGCGATGTTCGTCACCTGGAGCTACGAGCAGGCGGGGGACAGCCCGAGCTTCAAGAAGGGCGTCAGCTACGCCTACGTCCCCTACATCGTCAGTGACGCTCGCGCCAAGCGCAACGGGCTCTCGGTCACGTCCAACCCGATCCCTGGCGACCTTGCCTGCTTCGATTGGGAGTACGAGGGCACTTTCGACCACGTCGGCCTGTTCGAGAAGTGGAAGAGCGGCACGTCGTTCTTGGCGATCGAGGGCAACACCGCGCAGGGCAACAACTCCGACGGCGGCGAGGTTATGCGCCGTGACCGTTCGCTGTCAGGCGCCTCGGTCGTGTTCGTGAGGGTCGCCGAGTGAGCGCGACCAAGCGTGAGGTCATTCTGATCCTGCTCGGCGTGGTCGCGCTCGTCTTGGCGCTGGTCGTGTTGATCCGTAATCGCAGTCTCGACGTCGATCTTCTCGCCGGTATTGCGATCGTCGGCGGGGTGGCGATGATCGTCGTCTCGCTGCCCGGCAGCGGCAAGTGACCGGGACCCTCTTCGGGGGCAATAGCGCGCTTGCGATCATCTGCGTCGCCGGGGTTCTGCTTCTGATCGCCATGATCCTCGCCTACTGGCTGGCACGCGATCCGTCTCCGCGCTTCCGCCGCACTCGTGTCGGCGTCTTCATCGAGCGTGACCGTCACGACGACGAGTGGCCGGACCCGCACGACCTGGAGAAGACGGCCGAGTATCCGCCGATCAAGGAGGACAAGTGACCTTCAAGGAGATGAGCGACTTCGTCGTCAACACGCTCGGCTTGCAGGACATCGACTCCTACGACGAGACGGCGATGGTGGCGATGTGGCTCAACCAGGGGATCATCGACATCCTCTCGCGGACACGCGCGGTCGTGCGCTGCGTGCAGCTGAACACCCAGAACGGGGTCGATACCTACACGCTCGATCACAACATCCTCTCGATCGTGGACTCCGAGGCCGGACCCGACTACGGCTACTCCGACTCGCGCCGCTACCGCGCCGCGCGTAACGAGTGGCCGATCAACCCGAGCTTCGTCCTGATCCGCTCCGACGTCATCCAGATCATCCCGACGCCCGACGCCGATGGAATCACCGTCCAGGTCTGGGCGGTGCTCAAGCCGACCGCGATGGCCGCCGACGCTGACGACCCGGCCGACGAGCAGTTCGGTGCTCTGCCCTACGAGTTCCACGACGCCCCGATCCTCTACGCGCTCTGGAAGTGCGCCGACTACGGCGACGACTCAAGCTCACAACAGGGCGAGCGCTACCGGATGATCTACGAAGGCACCGATGGTCGTGGTGGTCGGCTCGGTCAGATCAGGACGATGGTCAACAAGCGCGGCACGTCGATCCCTGTTCGGCGCCGGGTGCGGATGCAGGGGCTCTCCTCCAGTGGCACGTATGTAGGAGGGTAAGTGGGCAACCCCGTCTCGCTCCTCCAGGGTGCCCGCGCCTTCGCCCGCGACTTCGCCAGGGACGCGATGCCGCAGGGCTACCTCTGGGACGTCTGCGACTTCGTGCCTCAGATCATCGACGCGAGCCTCACCGGCCGCGGCGGCTGGATTTGGCAGACGAACGCCCCGCTCGGCGGCGACGTCGAGAGCGGCATCCTCGCCAAGTTCCTGGCGGGCGAGCAACTGCTCGTGCAGGACACGTCCGGTCGCGTCTCTCAGATCGACACGACCTCGGGGGCGATCACCGATCGCGGCGCGATGCCGCGTGCGATCCAGAACCCGATCCAGGTCTTCGACCAGACCGTCTGGTTCGACGGCAGCGCGCTCAAGCCGCCGCAGCTGCTCGGCTCCGCGGGCGCCCCGGCCAACATCGACGCGAGCGCGCCGCCCGCCAAGTACGGCACCGTCTGGGGCGGCTACATCATGGTCGCCGGGAAGCCCGGCTTCGAGGACACGGTCTACTTCGGTCCGCCGGGTCCCAAGACGTCCGGCGCCTGGGATGCGAACGCCTTTCAGGAGACCGACAACGTCGTTACAGGCCTCGCGGCGCTCCGCTCGATCGGGCTGATCTTCCATGCCTCGTCGGTCGAGCGCCTTCGGGGGACGACGGCACCGAACACGGCGGCGGGCGATCCGGGCGACCTTGTGCTCGAACCGCTCTTCCGCCGTGTCGGCTGTCCCGACGCGCGCGCGATTGCCTACTGGAACGAGAACGTCATCTTCGCCGACGAGCACGGCGTTCACATCACCGATGGCGCCGTCGTGCGCAACCTGGCCAACCAGGGCGGCATCTCCTACTACTGGCGCCCGCTCTACCAGAACCATCTCTCGCTCGCCGCCGAGGTCTTCCTCGACTACTACCTCATCTCGGTCGTTCGCTCGGACGGCACGAACGACACGCTCATCTGCGACCTCAACTCCCGTCAGTGGTTCCGCTTCTCCAACATCGCCGCCATCTCCTACATCTCCTCGGGCGGCTCGATCGGGATGGAGCGCATCTGGGCGGGGATCAAGGGCACGAGCCAGTTGGCGCGCGTGAGCGCCTGCTTCGCGCCCTCGGTGACGACGGTGACCAACGTCGATGCCAACGGGACGAACGTAATGCCGTTCTTCGAGACGCCCTGGTACAGGGTCGGACCGGAGGGGCGCAAGCGGATGAGGTTCGCCTATCTGAGCTATGACGCCCGTGTCGGCACGGGCAAGCTCTCCGATCATCCTGCGGGCTGGCGAGCGCCGCTTGAGGGCGAAGTCCCCGAGGAGTCGATCGTGGACACGCTGCCCGACGTCATCTCGCTCGGCTACATCCGCTCGCCGCAAGACCCGAGCTACACCGCGCTCGGCAACTTCCCGGCGACGACCGAGTATCTGCGCTTCCGCTTGCCGGTCAACCAGCAGCCCTACGGCATCGCCTTTCACGTCGCGCAGATGGCGCCGACGACCGTGTTGCGCGTGTTCGACTTCGCGCTCGAACTCTTGGGGGCAGAGCGGAGTCGGTTGTGAGCAACCTGCTCGGCGGACCGGGCTACACCGGACCTGCCGACACCCGGCCGCTGAACGACCAAGAGTTCCAGATGGTGCAGCGGCTCTTCTCCGACCCGCTCTCCTTCCCGCTGGAGTTCAAGGCGTGGCTCGTCTCCTATCTGGAGACCTCCGACCTGAGCCTGCCGATGAACGCGGTTCTCGGGCTTCAGAAGACGCTCGGGATCAGCGGCGCCGGTCAGGGCACGCTCGGCATCTTTCCGGCCGGGCTGATTCTTCCCTACGGCGGCGACGTCGCGCCGACCGGCTCCTACGTCTGCGACGGCTCGACCTACGACCGCACGACCGACGCGCGCCTCTTCAACGCGATCGGCGTCAAGTACGGAGCGCCCGACGGCAACACCTTCAACGTCCCCGACCTTCGAGGCCGCGTCCCCGCCGGTAAGGGCACGCACTCCTCGGTGGCCACGCTCGGGCTCAACGACGGGATGGCGCTCGCCAGCCGCACGCCGATCCACCGCACGTCGGACAAGGGCTTCACAAACGCAGGTGTGGCTGCGGGCTCCGACGAGAACGTGCTCGTTGATACCGGCGCCGAGCAGGGCATCCACCATCACGGTCCCGACTCAGGCACGCCGGTCGATACTCCCGCCTTCCAGGTCGTCAACTTCATCATCGTCAGATAGGAGGTCGCGTGGCGATCATCAAGGTTCCCGGCTACAACACCGGCAACCTCCCGGTCTACGGCACAAGTCCGGCCGCGCTCATGACGCCCAAGCCGAGGACGCTCTACACGCCGCCGCCCGCGCTCGGAGGCGCGCTCGGGGTCGGCCAGGCGGCACTCGGCGGTCTGCCCGCGTCGGCGGCTAACCCGGCGATCGGCGTGAGCAACAACTACAGCCCCTCGGGCGCGACCCAGGCGGGCGCGGCAGGGCTCGGGGCTGCGCTCGGCGCCAGCACTGGCGGCCAGGGCGCGCTTGGCGCGCCGCCGACCCTTGACGTCGCGCCCTACATGCGGGAACTCACGAGCGACCCGATGTACCAATCGGGGCTGACCTCCTACCAGAACCAGCTACAGGCCAATCAGAACATCCTCCAGAACGCTGCGCGTCAGGCGGTGATTCAGGGCGGCTGGGGGATGACCGGCAACCTCCAGAACATCGGCGGGCAGAACATCTCCGGGCTGATCGACCAGGGCACGCTCGACGCCTCGGCGGCCAATCAAATGAGTGACCGCGCCCAGCTGGGTCTCCAACTCTCCAAAGGCCTCGCC